CAAGCTCAAACGCTTCCGGCGCATTGCCCTGCGCTGTGAGAAGACCATCTCCGCCTTCATGGGCTTCGTCCACCTCGCATGCGCCATGATCTGGTTACGCTAAATGCAGACGCCGCCTAGAGGATATACCCCAGGGTGGGGGTAAATCGCAGCGTTCGCGCTTCTATCAGGTGACGCCCGAAAGCCTGGGGGAAATGCAAATATGGGCTGATCGACGCAATGCCCGGCGGCAGACGGCGATGGTGGAGCGGGAGTCGGCCGCCAATGAAAATGCACGCTGGTCGGACTGGCGGCAGGCTATGCTGGCCAAGGCTGCGACGATGACCCACGACGAAGCTGCTGGGGCATTCTTTGATCAGCTGGGCGATGGGGCCGTGACGTTCGGGGTTCGCCTCACCGTGTTCTGGATGCGGCACGTGCTGGCTGACCGGCTAGCGGCGTGATGGGCTGGCGACCGCATCGGCCATACCCCCCGGTCAAGGTACTTGGTCGCCCCCCTGGCCTTGCGGGGTCAAGTGCCTCGCATCAAACCATATCTGGCTGGGCAGAAAAATTCCGTTTCCAGTTCCAGATTTTTTTCGCGGCCCATTCGTCGCGTGATCACCCGTGATGCGAGGTGATGCCCCAAGGCTTGATCGGGGAAATCCCACCAGAGGAAACCCGGCCCCGGATAACCGATCAAAGCCCCGCAAGAACACGGTGTTCTTCGGGATTTTGAAACAATGGACCTACTCCAACAGATACGGGTAAAGGGCGGTCACCACCGCAGCGCTACCGTGGTTCGCAGCGGCATCGACAGCACCGCGCGCACGGTCGAACTGGCATTCAGCAGCGAAACGGACAGCGTAGAACGCTGGTTCGGCACCGAAATCCTGGGTCACGCGCCTGGCGAAGTGAACCTGGCACGCCTCAACAATAGCGCGCCGATCCTGTGGAACCACGACTGGGACGATCAGCGCGGCGTCATCGACAATGCCCGGATCGACAGCGACGGCGTCGGCCGTGCCCTGGTCCGTATCAGCCGTTCGCCCGCTGGCGAGCAGCTGCTCCAAGACATTCTGGACGGCATCATTTCCAAGGTGTCGGTCGGCTACAGCGTCGAGGACATGCAGCTGGTCGAGGAACGCAACGGCGTCTCCGTGTACCGCGTCACCGCCTGGACGCCCTTTGAAATCAGCATGGTGTCCATCCCCGCCGACGACACCGTGGGCGTCGGCCGCTCACTCCCCACCATTCATTCCGCCCGCGCTGGGCACCTCAACGAAGGCAACACCCCCACCATGTCAATCAAAGCAGCCACCCAGCTGACCGGCGTTCTCGCCACTGCACGACAGGCAGTGGGCGGCGTTCCTATTGGCGACAACGCTGGCAATCCGCGACACATATTTAAAATCCGCGCTGCGGCAGGCGGTGGCTTCAAGCTGTCCAGCCTGGTCCCACACGCAAGCCAGCCAGGAAAGGTCATTCCGCTCTCGACCGCCTTGGCCAGCCACAGCCGTTGCGTTGACTTAGGCTCGACTGTCATTGTCGTGCCCGAAGCCAGCGAAGCCAGGACCGTGAATGGCGAACTCATATTTGAGCGCCGCGACATCCATTTCGATGTCATCGCCCCAGCGAAGTTCGGACGCGTGGCCGATGCCCAAGACGCCCCTGTCGTCCCACTGCCTGTCGCCCGCGCGTATGTGGACATGGACATCATGCCGATGTTCGGGGTCCGCATTTCGCTTAGCCGCGCCGATGCCCGCAAGTTCAACGATGGCGAGATGGCGGATAACGCGGTGCTTAGCCTCGTCATGGGCATCGCCCGCGCCGTCGATGAAGTAATGACCGGCTCCATCCTCTACAACAAGCCTGGTCCGTTCGGACTCCGGGCCGCCGCCGCCGCCGGGCTTCCGTTCAGCGCACTGCGCGCCCTTCTGGGCACAAATGGGACTGGCGGGGGTGTGGCCCCTGACGGGACTCTGCGCGCAGGCTGGGGCAGCGTGGGTGACAATACCGGCATCCTCGCTGAACTGACCGATGTGATGGCAGAGACGATCATCGGCGATTTCTCCAAATCGGCAATCGCGATCCACGAGGATGTCCGCCTGATTGCAGACCGAACCAACACCCAAGGCGATTTGGAACTGACCGCTTGGGTCGGCATCCAGGCGCTGCTGCCACGGTCGGACGTGTTTTGGGTGCGGGGCTGATATGGTGCGCAGCGTCCTTTCCCTTTTCAGCCGCCGCCGCGCGGCTGACCCCCAGGCCCTACCTGATGCGATCCGCGAAGCGCTTGATTGCGCGTTTGTGCTGATCAGGCCCGAAACAGGTGACACAGCGCGCCAGGACCATGTGGTCGTCCAGATACCTGGCGGGGCGGGCTTTCGGTTCACGGCGGCAAACGCCGCCTGCGCCATCGCCAAGACGTGGCCGGAACTGGACGAAGTGCAGGTAGCGGACGCCGCCAAGCGCCTCTCCCGCCTGGTCGCGGTCCGCCAGGCTGCGCACGCCCGTGCCGCCGCGCTGGACGGCACTGCCGACACCCGTCCCTATCTCACGCGATTTTGAGGCCCCGTATTATGGGAAAAGCCGACTTTCACGAAACTCTCCTTGTCCTTGCCGAATGACCTGATGGTCGAACTGGACAATGGCCGCATGGCTCGCGCCGCAGAACTCCGCACGCATTTGAGCGCCAACCAGTACCTGGTCCGCCTGTTGCGCCTAGGACTTGAAAAGGACGCGCTGTCGCAGCCGTGATTTCTGCAAATACCCGCGCTGTCGTGGTTGGGCGCGGGCAACCTGGGGCCGGGCAGGCGAATGTCGCCCGGCTCCCATTTTCCAACGGGGGAATGAATGGCCGATAGCCTAGACATTATGGCCCTGGAGGTGTCGGATGCCGACCTGGCCGCACTATTCGGCGTGACGCCACGTCACGTTCGCGGGCTAGCGCAGGACGGCAAGTTCGCGAAAATCGGGCGGAACACTTATAATTTGGGCGACGCTTTACGTGGCTTCCTGGAGAGCAAGAAGACTAGCGACAGCGCAGCCAAGAGGCTGATCGAAGAGCGTGCCCGGAAGTTGAGCGCCGACGCCGACCTGGCCGAACTGAACTTGGCGAAGGCCCGCGCCGAGGTTGCGCCAATCGCCGAATTTGAGCGCGTACAGGGCCAACTGTACAGCCTGGTGCAGGCGAACATGCTGAACGTCCCCAGCCGCGTCTCCATGCAGATCGTGGGGTCAACCGACGAAGCGCACATCAAGGCCGTACTGCGCGACGAAATCATTTCCGCGCTCAAGCAGGCGGCCGACGCTGAACTTGAATGCGACGACGATCCTGAAATCAGTGAACTTGAGGAAGACGAAGAATGAACGATAACCAGCTGGCCAATGCAATGCGCCGCTCGCGAGTATTCTTGCGCGTGGCACCGGAAAGCGAAGGCCGCCGCGCCATCCATTTCGTGCAAGCTATCTCGGCGATCGAGGTTGCCGCCGAACACGCGGTACTGGCGGGGAATGACGCGCTGGCCATGAAGCTACACGCGCTGGCCAGCGAAGCAGAGGCTGCGTTCAGCGATGCCGTACACGCGCCACAGATCGCCCGCCTGGACGCGGAAATCGCCGAGTGCGACCGCCTGTTGGCCAACAGGCCGCGCCGCCGCCTAAAGCCCCGCAAGTCGCCTGGTGCTCTTGCCTGCTCGAAACTGGCCAAGCGCGGTGTGCATGTCTGACCTGCTGCCACCGAACGCAACGGCGGCGGAACGTGTGCTGGCCGATGTCGTGGCGACTGCCGCCAGCATTCCAACGCCGATCCGCGACGTGTGGAACCCGGACACCTGCCCGCCTGCGCTGCTGGCATGGCTGGCCTGGGCGTTCAGCGTGGACCAGTGGGATGATGGGTGGACCGAAGCCCAAAAGCGCCAGTTCATCAAGCAGAGCGTAGAAATCCACCGGCGCAAGGGGACGATCGGCGCAGTCCAGGACGCGCTGGCGGCGCTGGGCATCGAAGCCCGCGTGCAGGAATGGTTCAATCAGACCCCGCCCGGTGCCCCGTACACCTTCCGCGTTCTGCTGGAGGTGGACCAGATCGGCGTTCCGCAGGGCGCAGTGCAGAACCTAGTCAGCGTGATCGAGCGGACTAAGAATTTGCGATCCCACCTGACGGAAGCATCGCTGTCCGTGCGCAGCGTGGCGGGGACGCGCGTTGCCATCGCGGCGGGCGTCGGCAGCGAAATCACGGTGGCAGGCTTTGAGTGGGCCACGTCCGTGATCAATGAATATGTGATGGTGATTTAATTCGACACCCCGGCGGGTGCGTGCACGTCCGTGGCAATTCGCACAGAGCCGTACACGTCTTATTTGACGCATATTTGACGGCAAACCGCCGCGATCAGCTAAATCATTGAAAACGCTGGTGACCCCTACGAGAATCGAACTCGTGTTTTCGCCGTGAGAGGGCGACGTCCTAACCGCTAGACGAAGGGGCCGTGCAGTGGAGGGGCGCTATTAGCGGTGGTGCGTTGGGGCGTCAAGCGCCTCCCCGCCGAAACTTTGACAAAAGTGAAAAGGGCGGGGCGACATGATGTCGTCCCGCCCTTTTGCGGTGTCGATCAGGCGGCGTCCTTGCGACGCTCGGCCATTTCCTCGTTCAGCATTTCGGCGAGCAGGAAGGCCAGCTCCAGGCTCTGGCCCGCGTTGAGGCGCGGGTCGCAATGCGTGTGATAGCGGTCGGCCAGCGACTGCTCCGTCACGTCGATCGCACCGCCGGTGCATTCGGTGACGTTCTGGCCAGTCATCTCGGCATGGATGCCGCCCGCATGGGTGCCCTCGGCGCGGTGGACGGCGAAGAAGCCACGCACCTCGGCCAGGATGCGGTCGAAGGGGCGCGTCTTGTAGCCGGTCGCCGCCTTGATCGTGTTGCCATGCATCGGGTCGCACGACCAGACCACCGGATGCCCCTCGCGCGTGACGGCGCGGACCAGCTTGGGCAGATGCGCCTCGATCTTGTCATGGCCGTAGCGGGTGATGAGCGTCATGCGGCCGGGCACGCGGCCGGGGTTCAGCGTGTCGAGCATCCGCAGCAGCGCCTCGGGCTCCAGGCTGGGGCCGCACTTCACGCCGATCGGGTTGCCGATGCCGCGCAGGAACTCGACATGCGACGAACCCTCGAACCGGGTGCGGTCGCCGATCCACAGGAAATGGGCCGAGGTGTCGTACCAGTCGCCGGTCAGCGAGTCCTGCCGGGTCAGCGCCTGCTCATAGGGCAGCAACAGCGCCTCGTGGCTGGTGTAGAAGCTGGTCTGCGCCAGTTGCGGAACCGACGCCGGATCGATGCCGCACGCCGCCATGAAGTCGAGCGCCTCGCCGATGCGGTCGGCCATCTCGCTATATTTCTGCGCCCAGGGGCTGCGGCCCATGAAGTCATGGGTCCA